TCGACGGTTCAGTCTTCTCTTGGATCTCGGCCACCTTCATCGCACCGCACAGCTTGACGATCCAATCCTTCCAGGAAGGATTCACGCGGCCGGCGACGACACTGATCCGGTGTCCGAAACGGACGATCGTCTGCTTGGGCGAAGCCATGGCGTGAGCCATCAAGTTTTGCTTCAGCGGATCGAGCTGCTTTTTCAGCGCCCGAGCTTTCCGCTCCAACTCCTTGGCTTCCCGCGTGAGCGATTCGTACTGTTCGACGTGCTCGCGCTTGATCGGATTCAGCTTCGGTTTGTCTGTGGACGCACTGGGGGCAGTGGCGGTGCTCATTTCTTGCCTTTGGTTTTCGGGGTCGGTTTCTCGGCCGAGTCCGGCTCGTCGGCAACGATGCCTTGTGCGGCGAGTGCTTCCGCTACGTGCTTGCGCAGCAAGACGACTTGCCCCTTGGTGTAGTGGCGGTGATCTTGCAACAGCGTGTAGGGGGCGTGCTCGTTGGTCATTTCTTGCTCGCGCGTTTAGTGGGTCGTGTTTGTTTGGCGAAGCCTCGCTTGATCAGCACATTGGCCGCGCCGTCCGCCATTTCAAATCGCCGGCCGGGCTTGAACCCATTCCAGTGCTTGACCAGGCGAATCAACATTTCCGGGGAAACCTCGCTCGTACGTTAGCCTTTCCAGGCTGACTGTCAGGCTGGAAAGCCTGACGTACTACTACGCTCGCAACACGCCGCCGGCACCACGTCCGGCGACCGTCACAGGCACTTGCTTGGCGCGGCTCAATATCGCGATCGCCGAAAGGAACGTGCCTGTCGAGCCGTCGCCCGCCGTCGCCACCAGGTCCAGGTATCGCTCGCGGCCACGCAGATCGATCTCGAAGATAAACACCTTGTTATCGTCGTCCGCCGTCGGCAGCACCGCAGCGGTTCCATCGATCTCGGTGTCGCCGTCGAAGTCCAACCCCGGGATGTCGGCATAGGCATCGGCACTGCCATCGTCGTCCGATTCCTGCACCTTCAATGCCATCATCGCGATATCGCTAAACCCGATGTGGACCAAGATCTGGCAATACTCAAAGCCCTTCGTGTCGATCGAAATCGTCGTGAAGGCCGAGTTGTCCCTGATCGCCGCCGGATGACACACCGCGACGACCTTCGTGTTTTGTGCTTCGTTCATGAGTTGCCCTTGTACGTTAGCCTTTCAGGCTGACCGTCAGGCTGGAAAGCCTGACCTACGAGTTACTCGCCCGGTGTCGACAATCCGATGATGCTGCCCGCGTTGTTCGCATCGCCATCCTCGTGGACGTTGATATCGAATCGCTCGGTGCCTTTGATTCCGAGCTCGTCGGTTTCGAAGTACCGCTGATCGGAAACCATGATCGAGATGCCGCGACGATTGCCAAGCGACACGGCCTGGCGAAGATCGCCGAAGTACACAAGGCCCTTGGTGGACGTCTGAGCGGTCAGCGTGCGGTTCATCACCTGCACTACCTCGACCGGATAGCCAAGGAATTCTCGCTGCGCTCCGCCCTCGACTTCTCGCGACGTGTTGCCGCCCGCGGCGTCGATCAGTCGCATCATGCTGGCTGCCCAGCCTGCCTTGCTGATGTACCACTTGGCATTGTCTTCGGCGTACTCTGGCAGCATTCCCACCATCGATTCGAAGTCGACCATGTCCAGCGTGGCGAAGGACGTATTGCCCGCCAGTGCCGTATAGATCGAGCCCGCCTGCAATTGGTTCTTCACACCGACGATGCCGCCGTATGGCTTTGTCCCGTCCCCGTTGAACCCGCATTCATCTTCTTTCGAAGCGAAGGCGTACGCGATCTCGCTGGTGAGATCGTCGGCAATCGAAATCACCGCGTCCTCGCTCAGCTCGCTGGAGTACTTGGCCAGCACGCCGATCTTCTTCGCGACGAGGTTGATGGCGTCCCAGCCCTTTTCGGATTCGGTGATCTGTTCCCGCTCGCCAACGAAGTAGGCGGTCAGCCCACCGGTACGGCGCGGCTGTGATTTGGTGTCCGATCCCATCGGTACGATGCGAGCCTCACGGCGAAACACGCCACGCGATTCGCGTAGATCAATGATCGCCATTTCCATCTCGGTCGGCACAAGGAAGCCGCCCAATTGATTGCTGCTCTCGGTCATCGCGCCGTGAAAGGTCGTATCGACGCCATGCTCCTTGCACCACGCGATCGCCCGCGGATTCTGACCAAGCGTGGCCAGGAGGAATTGGCCGGCAATATACGCGCGGCTCTCGGCCAGGTCGCCACGGTAGGCACGCAGACTAGCATGCCGGTAGGCCGCTTGCGCGGACACGCGCACACGTGCGGCCAGCGGAGTGGATGTGTCGTCCTGTGGTTGGCCGCCTTGCAGCGGAACCGGTGTTCCACCAGGCCCGCCAGTGCCTCCACCGCCGGCCCCACGGCCCAACAGTTCGTTCGTCTTGGCTTCCAGTTTCAAGGCGCGGTCCAGATCGGCTTGCAGTCGATCGAGTTGCCCCGCCTGATAATCGGCATCGCCCTTCTTTCCGAGTCCCATGATCTTATCGATCTCGGACTTCTCGTCGTCGCTTAGTTCGCGGTCCTCTTCCTCGGCCGTGTCGACGATCGCTTGTGCGCGATTCATCGCCACCGCGATCTTCTCGCGGATAGCTTTCGGCGAGGCGAGCTCCGCGAAGATCATCGCGAACAATGGGCGAACGAGACTGAGCGTGGAGAAGCGGCGTGCAAGTTTCACGGTGTGACCCCAATGAGTGGGCTTGTCTACGAAAAAAGCGGCGAGCAAACAGGCACGAACTGAGAACAGCTAAAGATGCCACCGCATCCACGAGAGGCTCGTCTCAATCGGTCAGGGCCTTGGCCCTGAGTTGCCCATCAGTCACGCCGCTGACAAGTTGCGTTGCTGAATGTCAGCTCATCACCCTAGCTGCCACGTCCACAATCCGAATGGATTTGGAGAATGTGTAAAGAAGACTTCCAAAAACTTTCCAATTTCGGGATTTTACCCCTTGCATTTTATCGGATTACGATAATAATAAACGTAGATCTTTGACAACTCGGAAGCGATCAGAAGAGCGTGGCCTGCGGGAAACACCTTGATCGTGAAACAAAAGTGGCCCGACCAGGATCGGGCCTGGCCGGGCCTGCCAAGGTGAACTTTTGAAAGGAGCATCACACATGGCACCAGCCAACTTTAACTATGACACGGAGGTCTTGCCAGTCGTCAGGACATGGGCAGCGAAACGGTTCGCTCGCCACCACGACATGGAAACCATGCTACTAGACGCCGAAAGCTACGCCTGGGAATTTCACCACGCGTCGCCGGCATCGCCTCCCAAGGCAATCGCATGGTACGCCATCAAACGCGTGGCCAGCGGTCAACGCTGCCAGCGGTCAACTCGGTCGATCGACGGACCGAACCCACGGAAGCGTCACAAGCCGAAACGTGACACAATCGTGGTCCTTGACGAACTCAGCCGACCGGGCGACGACCCGGCCGACATCGCCGCCTTTCGCTGTGACTTTCCTGAATGGGTAAAGTCGCTCACAAAGCAGAAGCGAGCGATTGCCGACGCCCTAGCCCAAGGGGATCGGACCGGCACCCTAGCCACACGGTTTGGTTGCTCGGCTGGCCGGATTTCACAAATCCGGCAAGAACTGGCTGCAAGCTGGGAAGCCTTCACGGCTTAGGCCCACCACACCTGCCCCGCGCTGGATCGCGGGGCAGTTTTTTTGTTGCCGACTAAACAATTCGCGAGGCAGCGTCACAACATTGCGGGGCGATAACTTTCACGAAAGGAAAGATCCCATGTCGAAGACATTGCAAGATGCCCTGATGGGCGCGGACGGCCCGGTTGAAGTCACCCGGATCGAGATCGAGCTATTGGATAATTGCCGGTTTCGGTGGAAGCTGCACAGCGAAGGCGGACTGATTTACGCCGCAGTAGGCGATAGGGAACAAGTGGATGGAATGATCGACGCCTCCCGAGTGATCGTGGACAGCATGCTAGGATTGCAGGTGACAACATGAACGCCAAACGCAAAGGCCGGCCGAGTGTCGACCCTCAAGATTCGTTTGTCGGCCGCATTGGCCAGCGGATTCGTACTAGACGCGAACGTCGCAAGCTGAGCGTGGCCGATGCCGCAACTGCCGCCGGAGTCAGTGAGCCGGCATGGTATCACTGGGAAGCTGGACGACACTTACAAGTCGATCGACTGCCGGCGATTGCTGCGGCACTGGCCTGCAAGATTCGGGCGTTGATTCCCGATGAGTAATCACATCCCCAACGCCTTGCGCCGCAACGCCAGGCGATTGGCAATGCCGCTGCGTGTCCCTTTTCCATTTTTTCGGCCGAACAACGAGTGTTGAGGGTCGGTGCCTTCCTCGACGGGCGGTTCGGCCGGTCGCTCGTCAGGTCCTGCTTGCCTCGCCAACGCGGCGATGCCGCGGAGTTGTTGCTCCCAGGTCCGCGTGTCCAGATACTCGCTCGGCGTGTGCTTATAGCGGCCGCGGGCCACCTTGGCCGCGGTCGTGGACTTCCGTTCGATGATCTCGTCAGCAAAACCTCGTTCAACCGCCTCGTTGGCTTTCATCCACGTCTCGGCCTTCAGCCATTCGCTGACCTGATCGGCGGTGGCCTTGTCAGCACATCGCGCCGCGTACTCCTCGATCGCCGTGCCGTCGACGTCGTCGAGCGCCTTCACGACCGAACGCAGTGAGTCCGCGTTCCCCATCGCGACTGTCCATGCCGGGTGAATCATCACCTCGCCGTACCTCGAAATTCGGCGAGTCTCGCCGGCATTGAACAAGTAGCTCGCAGCGGAAGCGGCTAAGCCATCGCACTCCGTGATGATCCTGGACGAGTGTCGTTCGATGGCCCCGATCATGGGAATCGCTTCGAAGACGTCACCGCCTGGCGAGTTGATCCGCAGGCAGATCTCGGGGACGTTGCCGATCTGCTCTAACGACTCGATCAACGACATCGCGTCAATCATGCCAGCCCAGGCCGGTCCGATCTCGCCGTAGAGGTAGATTTCAGGGACGTCGGCCGATAGATTGATTTTCAACATGGTCATTCCTGCCCCGTGTGGTCAATAAAGAGTGATGTTTCCCCGGAAATACACGCGTCGGCCATGCAGCCGGCGCGACTCTGAATTTGTGAGTCGGTAGCCGCGCCCAACAGTTCGGCCGAGCGGCGGGCTCGTTGGCAGTAGTCCGCGGTTAGGGCCTCGGTGCCGCCACATTGCTGGACAGTGCGGGAAATAGTCGCCTCCCACCCGGCAAAGAAATCTTCGAGCCAGCCTGCGAAGTCCGCAGCGGCGGCGTGCTTCTGTTTCGCCGCGCCCACGCGTTTCGCTTCGATGGCTAGCAGCTCGCGAAATCTCGCGGCAATGACGTCCCGCAGTCGCTCGCGAAGAGCACTGGCCGAGCCAGTGGCACCCTCGTCGTCGTCATCATCATCATCGTCATCCGCCGGCACGCGAGGTGGTTTCGGTTTCGGTTTGCCGTCATCATCGTCTGCCGGCTCGTTCCCCGAGCTGGTGTTCGGGTTCCCGTACTCGTCGCCCCCCTCGCGTTCGTCCATGTCGAGCCAGTCGCGTGCGTCGTTCGGTGAAAAGATCGTGCTGGTGATGCCCTTGCCCAACGCGTCCACCGTCTGCATAAAACTGGCTCGCAATAGCGCCGCCGTGATGAACTTGCAGTAATGCCGATCGTCCGCTTGTTCCTCTTCGCTGAACAGCTTCTCACACTCTTGCTCCCACTTGATCACCCATCGCATCAGGCAGTTGGTCAGGTAGGCGAGATTCTTTTCTTCCAGCGAGTTGTAGCTCACGCTCGAATCGTCACCGAGGATCGATTCGAGCAACAGCCACAACGCCGCCTCTTGACGTTGAAATCGCCGGCTCTCAATGAACTGCGAATCCCGCCCGCTCATCGACAGCTTGTTTGCCTTGATACCCTCGCGCAACATCGCGGCTTTCGATGTGTTGTCGAGCCCCTCATGCCAGCGATTGAAGTTGTTCAGAAACTCCCTCGCGTCGTCCTCACCTCGAAACGTGCCGGCGGGAGCTTCCAAAATCAAGCCTGGTACCGCGTTGTTCTTGTAATGCCGGTTCGCGTGCTTCTCTTCGGCCAGGCCCAGGCCAATCGAGTTCGCCGCCACTTCGCACAGCGAATAGCCCACGATGCCATCGTGTCCCAGTCCCTTGATGTGCAGACAATCCTCATCGCGGATTTTCCGCGTCTCCGTCGCCCCGGTCTGTGAGTCAATCAAGATCTCGACGCAGTGCCACTTCTGGCCGTTGACTAATACCGTACTCGTCCGGTCCGGCAGCATGGGGATCAAGGCCACTGGTTCGAAGCGAGTCTGCATGCGGCCGTCGATCCGTCTGCGGACGAACTGTCGATCGATGAACGCGCGTCCGTTGCCCCACAAGATCGCGTGCGACTGGATCAGCTCCTTGAAGTCGCATGCCGTCATCGCCCGATTGGCACGTGACTTCAGTAATCGGTAGGCAGCGTGTTCGGTATCACGACGCTTGCGGCGTTCGCCCTCGCGGACGAACTTTACGAGCGGCATCTGCGCGATGTGCCCCGAGATCTTATTCACGCCGTACCAAATCGGCGCGTAGTTCATCGCGGTCCGTTCGTTGACCGCGATGCCGGCATCTGACTCGCGACCGCCACGGAACCAATCCACCAACCACTTCGCTGGGTCCTTGGTGCCGGAAGTGAGCGCGGCCCAGGTGCGTTTGATTCTGGAATACAGCGTCATTCGTACGTTAGCCTTTCTAGGCTGACTGCCAGGCTGGAAAGCCTGACGTACTACGTCAAAAACAAATTCCCCTTCGGGGCCTTGGGGGCGTGCATTGCACGGTCCAGGGCCATGATGCCGGCGACGATGCCGTCAATCGTGCGATAGTCCCCGTGCTTCTGCTTTACCGGCCGAATGCGTCCGTCGGCGTCCGTCTTGACCTTCGTGTGCCCCGCCTGCCAATCGAGAATCTTGTGACCGTTGTGCAGCAGGCCGGTCTTCTGCTTGCTCTCCTTGCCCATGATCAACAGCCGTTCGAACTCCGATGTCGGATGAGCGAACCGCGACATGCCTTGCGTGAATTCGTGTCTCGCGATCCCTTGCTCCTCGACTCGCTGAGTCAAGTATTCCGCCTGCGATTCGTCGAACGCCAGCTCGAAGATCCGGAACTTGTTGCTCGCTTCGACAATCTGCTTTTCGACGAAGCTGTAATCCGTGACACTGCCATCGGTCAGCGTCAACCAGCCGTCGTCGCGCCATTGCAGATACGGAGCCAGGCCCTTGCGTGTCCTCTCGATCGCCGTCTCTTCGGGCATCCAAAACCACGCCAGCATACGAAACAAATCCTCCCGATCCTCGTCGGGAAAGCACAGCACGAGCGCGGTCATGTCCAGGATCTTGGCCACGTCCAACCCACCGCCACAAGTCTTGTCCAGCAGGTCCGTCTCCGAGTACTCCAGCCTGCAGGCGATCCACACGCCCATGTCGAGCCACGGATTCTCGGCCGTCGCCCAAATGGAAAACGAGTACCGCAGGAAGTTCGCCAAGCTGCTGGGCGTCTCCATTGCGGCCGCGATCTCTTTCTCGAACAGCTCCTCCTCGACCGTGATTCCGATCGAGGGCAATGCCTTCTTCCACAGCTTGCGATCGTAGATGCCCGTCTTTGCCTCGCGATCGCTGTTCGGGATGTCGAGTTCGTCCTTGGTGACTCCCGCGATGTAAGCAAAGAAGTTGTCGTCGTGGAACGTGCCGTCCAGCACCTTCTGGCCGTACTCGTGCTGCTCGTAGCACACGCTCAATAAATCGTCGCCCGCATTGGTGATGATGAACAGCAGCGACTGAGCGCGTGCCCAGCCCATGTACCGAATGACGTCCCATAGCTTGCGCCCCTGCCACAAGTGCAACTCGTCGCAGATGCAGCAATGGCCGTTGAAGCCCGACTTGCCGCGCGGCATCGAGGCGAGCGCCCGATAGTACGACTTGGTCGCGGGGAAGTAGATATTGTTCGTCGAGCGGTTGATCTTGAGCGCACGGGTCAACGCTGGCGAGGCGTCGATCATGTTGATCGCCTCGGTGTGTACGATCGCAGCTTGCTCTTTGTCCGCCGCCGTCGAGTACACTTCCGCACCTGGTTCGCGATCGCCCACGAGCATGTAAATGCCCAGGCCGCTGGCCAGCGTCGACTTGCCCTGCTTCTTGCCCATCTCGATATAGGCCGTAGTGAAGCGACGCATGTTGTTCGGTTTGAGCCAACCGAACAGCGGCTCGATGATGTCCGTGCGCTGATAGTCCAGCAGCTCGAACGGCTTGCCCGCCCATTGATTGCCCTTGCTGTGACACAAGAACGCCGGGAAGAACTCCGTCACATAATCCGCATGTCGCCGCGAGAAGTAGCATCCATTGAGCGCAGCGACTTCGTCCGCTTCGCTCCGAATGTTTGCGAGCCAACCCTCGCGTCGGGCCTTGGCCTTGATCGCGGTCAGCTTGTGTGTTTTGGCGAGTTTCAAGTTTCAAAGTTCAAAGTTCCAAGTTCAAGGCTGGGTGCCACTGGCCTTAGCCAGTGCTCTGTGGAGCTGCTGGGCCACTTCGCGAATCGCTTGAGTCAGGATTCGCAGATCGATCCGCAATTCAGTGACCTCACGCCGGAGTTCCTCAATCTCGTTCATGCCGGCCGTCGCTCCAGAAACTTCAGTAACGGGTCCGCCTCCACCTCTTGTGCGGCCACGTCGAGATTACGCCGGCTCTGCGGAGTCAGCCCCAGCTCGACGCCCATTCGCCGCAATCGCTCAAGTGCCTTGTTACGCTTAAACACGGCTGGATGCTGTGCGATCCATCCCTTCTCGGTGGTGAAATACTCACCTTCCTTCTTCAGTGTCGCCGTCGAATCCACCAGCTCCTGAAACGCATCACAGAAGCTCGCGAAGCTATCGTGATCCAGATCCGTCAGCAGCCCATGCTTAAACAACGTCGGAGCCAACTCACGCCACTTGTCCCGCGCGACGGTGCCCAGCCAAGTCGGAGGCACCGGCACGGTACTCTCTTCTGACTCCTGACTTCCGACCTCTGACTTCTGACCTCTGGCCTCTGACTTCTTCTTCCGGGTGCCACTGGCCTTAGCCAGTGCTTTTTGCGTTGCAGCCCCGGCCCGCTTCTTCGGTGCAGCCCGTTTCTTCTCACCGCGTTCCGCCGCGGTCTTCGTTGGCCGGCCCTTGCGTGTCATCACCGGCTCCCAATTCCACACTCCACCATCGTCTTGCGACTATGGCACGGCTTACACAACGATTGCAGATTCGACCAAAGCCAGAACAACGGATCGCTCTGCCCCTGATGCCGGATGATGTGATCGACCTCACTCGCCGCCGTCACCATGTCTTTCACCAAGCAATGCTCGCATAGCGGATCTTCCGCCAACTTCCTCGCTCGCAGCTTCCGCCAGCGGCGATCGTAGCCACGCTTGCACGCGGTGCCTCCTACCTCCGGTTTGCGTTGCTTCTTTGGCAAAGCACGCTTCGGCATGTGTTCTCCGGGGTGCCACTACTGAGTCACCAACCAAGTCACAACACTTCCAACCGCCGCCGACGCGGTGCAAGCAATCCACATCGACGTGTTCCAAAGCATCTGAACTTTGGCCAGCACGCCTAGCTTTTCGTCGTTTCCGAACAGCGTCTCGGTCAAGTGCCTCACGTCCGATCGCAGTCCTCGCACCTCGTGCATGAGCGCGTCAATTTGTGCGTGATTCATAATGCCCCGTCCTGATCCTCGGCACCTTCACCGGGCTGCAGCAACTGCATCGCGGATAGTAATACGTCCACTCGTCGCGCGTGCTGCCCGCACGAAAACGCAACTGAGTCCGTTCGCAAACCGGGGCATCGGCCTTGCGGCGGCGGACGAAGGCCGTGTCGTACCAATCACGCCGCGGATCGTGTGCAGTGCTGTCCATTCACCAACAATTCGTTCAGGGTCATCGACTCGCTGATAAACAGAAAGCCCGCCAGATCCGACTGCAAAGGAATCAAGTCATCGAGTCGCGGCGGTGCGGGGACCCACAGCACAAGTTGCTTGGCGTGCTCCAAGTGATGTTGAGCGGCCGCCCTGGCCGTGTACGAATCCAAATTCAATCCGCCTTCTCGAGGCGGTGCCCAGCAATCGATCAGCCGCACACAAAACTCGCTGCCGCCGATTGCCAGTTGAATCATGTCGGCCTCGCGCGCGTAACGGTACTGGCAAGGCAAAGTGATCCCAAGTTTTGGCACCTCTCTTGGGAAGCTCATTTACAAATTCCCCGTTTCCCCGAAAGTTTGCCACCGCCTCGCTACGATCAACACCTTAATGATGGGCGTCGGATCTTCGCGCCTTTTGCTTTACAGAAAATGCAAGTCGGTTGTGAACACCAAGGAGAAGTGCGTCGTGAAATCGAATGTCCCGACTGTCCCGGCCGAGTCTCGCTGAAGGTATTTGCATGCAGCTTGCATCGTGAATGCACACCGCGCACGGCGCTGCCACACGTGAAGTACTGTCTCGACTGCGCTGATTACTGCGTGCCAAACGATCTTGCGTCACACAGCTGAATCTCGGATCGTATGCCGCCCCTCCCCGACACCGCGGAGCCTCGCAATGTCACGCCGCAACAAACACTGGTCGGTCATCCTCTGGGACGCAGGAGCGATTTGTTTCTACGTGCTCTTAGTCTGCGGATTGATCGCCGCAGTAACGAAAACAGTCCGCGGCGAAGAGGTACGCGACGACACCGGCTGGAAGCACATTCCGGGTGCCACCAGTGCTCCGACGCACTTCGTACCAACTCACCAACCGCTACGAGGCATCATCCGCGGTGCCTTGCCTCACGCGTTAATCGTCGGCGTCGACGGCGTGAGGGAAGAGTTGCAAGCTCAAGGTTCAAGGTTCCAAGTTCCAGGCCCACAACCTGAAACTTTGAACTTGAAGCATGAAACTTCCCTCTGGACCTGGTCCACCCCCAACCAACCGCATCACGCGGCCGTAGTCCGCGTCCACAACCGCGTCGACGGCTCCGCAGGCTCCGGAGTGTACTGCCAGCTCGGCGGCCGTGCCGGTGTCTTAACCTGCGCGCACCTCAACCCACGCGAGAAACTCGAAGTCACCTTTGCCGACGGCACAACCCAGGAGGGAGCGGCCACGGTTGATCGGTACAAGCACGATATCTCGTTCGTGTTCGTCACTCATCCCACGCTGACGCCGGCCCCGATCGCCGCGTCCGATGTGCAGCCAGGTGAACAGGTCGAATTCGCCACCTATGGCGGTCCGTCCGCGAAGTTCCGTCACTTCCTTGGCCCGGTCGTCGCCACGGGCGATTGCATCGAGGTAGCCACGCCCGTCACCCATGGTGACAGCGGTGCCCCGCTGTTCAATGCGCGAGGCGAAGTGATCGGGATCCAATCGGTAGGCGTGGGAGGCACCGTCGCGACCGGCCAAGGATTCTCCGTGTACCGATCAGGCGGAGCGGTCGGCCTGACACCAATCACCGCGTTCGTCACTAGATGTTGGGGCGGGCAGTGCCAACCTCAATCGCCTGCGTATCAGTCGCCTGCAGGCGGTGGTGTGCAGTTCTACCCGCCAGCTGCTGGTCCACAACAAAAGCCACAGCCAGGCCCGCAACCGTACTCACCTCCTGCCGCTCCTGCACCAGTCGTTGACCACGCCGCGATCGCGGACCTCGTGAGCCAGCAGTTGCTGGCCGAGATCCGAGCCGGGCGTGTCCCAGAGATCAAAGGCGCGGACGGAAGAGACGGGCGAGATGGCAACGACGGGCGCGACGCTGACGCGGCCGCAATCGACCTCGATACGATTGCTGACCGAGTACGGCAACGGATCGCCGGCGAGATTCACTACGAGTTCATCCCGGACAAATGAGTCCGGAATTTTGGGTAGTACGTTAGCCTTTCCAGGCTGACATTGAAGCAAAGGAGTCACTTATGCCGCAGTCTCAAGACAGTGGTGGAATCGGAACACCGCACCCATTTACCCCGGCGATCGATTCGTCGCTCAGCATGCAGGCGCAACACACGTTGGCGAATGATATGCCTTTGGATGTGAACCCGAACGCCGTCCACGGCCGCTTCCACGCAGGCACCATGGACATCGTCGGCCGCGCCATGGCAAACAACTCGGACCGACGTGAGAAGATGGCAGACGCCGGCGTGGGGATCTTCAAGGTCGGCTAGTCAGTACGTCAGGCTTTCCAGCCTGACAGTCAGGCTGGAAAGCCTGACGTACGAGTGAATCCATGACGCCAGAGCAAGCAGTCACCCGACGGGAAACACGCATCGACGCGTTAATTGATCGCGTCGAAGCGGGCGCGTCGATGACTGCTGATGACTGGCGGCGGATCGATCAGCTCAACACGCTCGACCTTATGAGCGTCGAACTTGGGGCATCGCGAGAGATCCTGGAGCGAGAGGCTGAGTCCGATGGTGTCGAGCGAGCCTGACAAAGACGACCGCACCAAGAATATGCGGCAGTACGATGAGCGTCGCCAAAAGCGCGCTGACCGACTGTTTCACTGGTCGCTAGACATGCCGCCAGCAGAGGACGACGTGGATGTTCGCGTAAGCAAAAACACCGGACTCGGCTGGAAAGAGCTGATGGTGATCGCCGCCGCAGGGCTGGGCGGCTATGCAATGCTAACGAAGCACGAGGTGCCCGCTCCCATTGTGTCGCCACCTCCCGCCGCAGTCGCTCCGGCGGAACCACTTCGCGGCAAGATTCGCTTCTGGACAGAGGACGGGACGCAGATCGAACAGCGAGGGAACGATGGCTAAGAAACCAAACCGCCCACCCACCACGCCACCGTCGATCGACCTCGAGCTAACCGAGCCCGCCAGGCCCAGGCACATCAACCGCTTGACCTGTGTGCTGCAACTCAGCCACCAGGTCCACGGCCGCGACGGCACGCCCTTCGTGGCCCGCTTCGCGGACCTGCTCGATTCGAGCGACGACGCCTACTCGCGTCGAGTGCAAGTTTCCGGGGAAATATCCCCGATCGATCTGGCTTGGTGCGGAGTAGACGCCCGCTATCTGGCGATCGAAAACCGAGCCGGCCTGGACCTGCTGACCCAGCCCACTGAGGAAGAGCAACGGCACATCAGCGGTCAGCTGATCTTCTACGGACCGAAAGAAAAGCCTGACGCCTTCTTCGTCCCACCTCGAGGGCGAGTCAATCTCGTCGCACTCGCGCCAAACACGAAGCTCGTCTGGTTCGCCACTCACGCCCCCGTCGAGGCCCGCATCTTCGTCTGCCGGTCATGACGATCAACCGTTCCACGTTGAACCTGGAACCTTGAACTTGGAACCTTGAACTTTGGACCTCATCACGCTCAGCGAAGCCTTCGTGCGTGATCTGATCCGACGCGTACAACGCGTCGAAAGGAACGTGACGTCGGGAGCGAACGACGGCGACGACTCCATTCATCAGGCTCCCGAGCTCTACGTGGCAGTGCCGCCGAAAGCGGGCATCCCGCGCCGCGTGAAGAAACGCCCCGGCCGCGCTGAGTGCCACGTGTACAAGATGGTGCCGATCGCGCCGGACTCATTGATCGTCGAACTCGAGCCCGTCGTACACCCCGATGGAACGCCCGTAAAGCGTCAGGTCTACAACCTCGCTCCGTTCGTTGTGCAGGGCGATTACCTGCCCATCGCCCGAACGAAGTTCGGCAAGTGGATCTGCCTGCTGTCTGGTTTTGATGCAACGGGCACCGGATCAACAGGCACCGGATCAACGGGCACCGGGTCAACTGGCACTGGCTCAACTGGCACTGGCTCAACTGGCACTGGCTCAACTGGCACTGGATCAACTGGCACTGGATCAACCGGGACGGGGTCAACCGGGACGGGGTCAACCGGGACGGGGTCAACCGGGACGGGGTCAACCGGGACGGGGTCAACCGGGACGGGGTCAACCGGGACGGGGTCAACGGGAACTGGATCAACGGGCACCGGATCAACTGGCACTGGGTCAACAGGCACTGGATCAACGGGCACCGGATCAACGGGCACCGGATCAACGGGCACCGGATCAACGGGCACGGGTACCGGCACGACCGGCACTGAGACCACAGGCACGGAGACTACAGGTACAGGCAGCGATGATCCGCCGCCCACAGGTACAGGCAGTGACGATCCGCCTCCGACAGGTACAGGCACTCCACCTACCGGCAGCGAGCCGCCCACGGGGTCCGAACCACCTACCGGCAGCGAACCTCCGCCGCCGACAGGTAGCGACAAGGGCACTGCGATTGTGCCCGCCAGTTGGTCACCAACAGGGTTCGTCGCCTGGTTCATTCTCGAAACGCCAGAGGTTCGATTTGAGGACGTGGCCACGTTCACCGTACTGGGCGACGAACGAGTCATTGACATCGATCCTCGCGTCGTGGAATGTTGCGAGCCGGGTTCGATCCAGGTTTGCGGGCACGGTGTTGACATCCCCGTCATCGTCGGCGCGGCTGTTGTCGACGACAGAATTCGAATACGGATTCGCGGCAATGACGAACACGAGCCGGCGATTGTCACGCTGCGATTGACAGGCATTCGAAAGGGCTTCGCGGACCATCGACTGCCGTTCCGGACACGCGAGCAGTACGAGGCGAACGAGCGGCACCTCCGCAGTGCATATCCGGGAGCCGGCCGATGAGCGGATCAAGCAAGACATCCAGCCTCGCAGAGTGCGACGACGACGAGTGCCATGCCACCAGCGCGCAATGGGTGTGGAACGGGTCATCGTGGGTGGAGCTCAATCAATGTCCGTCGCGTTGCATTCAGGAGTCACAGCCTGATTTCGACGGCTCGTTCGTAGGCGAGGAGTACCTAGTGCCGTGCGGGTGCCCATGATGACAATTGAATGTCCACATCACCGAAGTGGTCACTGCCGCTTGGCCTCGCAGCTCGCCACGATCGCGGTGCCGACGACTGAGGACGCTTGCCGCACGTGCATCCGTTCGACCGCTCCGCGCGAAACGAACTACGTGATCGCATCTCTCGCCAGAGGTGCAATTCGCCAGCACCGACCAGAGGACGTCGAGACGATGCGAGGTTTGGAGCCGATGTTGCACATTGGGCGGCCGCTCTCACAGGCATCGCAGGCCGGGCCCGGCAGTGTGCTGCACACGCTCTTCGCCTCGTTGGCTATCAATCAGCGATTGGACTGCGATTGTGAATCGCTCCTCCGCGAGATGAATCGCCTCGGTGTCGACGGCTGCCGGCGCGAGCGGCCGCGATTGGTCGCGGCCCTGAAGGCGAACGCCAAGAAGTACAGCTGGGTAGATACGATGCGAGCGGCCCGGCATGTTGCCACGTCAGAGCTCGCCTTGCGAATCGACGTGCGAGACCCGATCGGCTGGCTGTTTGACGAGGCGGTTCATCTCGCAGAGCTTGGGAGGAAATCTTGATGCAATGGAGTTACGGCGTAACAACGGTGCCGAGTCGTTTCGCCACCACGCTACCGCGCACGTTGTGTAGCCTGGCTGCCGGAGGATTCGACGCCCCGCGACTGTTCGTCGACGGCGCAGCAGAATTGCCACCTCGGCTGGCAAACTACGCGGCCACGTGTCACGTGCCGAAGGTGCGGACGTGGATGAACTGGGTGCTGGGCATGACGGAGCTGTACGGACGCATGCCGGCAGCGGATCGATACGTGATCTTCCAAGACGACGTGATCTGCGTGTCACACCTGCGCGAGTACCTGGAGTCGATCGAGTTCCCTGCGCGTGGCTACCTCAATCTCTACACCGAACTCCGCAACGAGCGAGATCGCAGTGGGTTTTACCAGAGCAATCAGTTGGGGCTGGGGGCCCTTGGGCTCGTCTTCGACAACGAGGGATTGAGGCGACTGCTTCGCACGCCACATTTCGTGAATCGCCCCCACCCCAAATTTCTGAAACCGGGCGTCAAAACAACCCGCACCTGGAAGGCAATCGACGGCGGGATCGTAGAATCAATGCGTAAGGCCGGATACCGCGAATACGTCCATCGGCCGTCCCTGCTGAATCACATCGGCGTCAAGAGCAGCATGGGCAATGGTCAATGGCCAAGCGAAGGCGCGGCGACCTTCCCCGGCGAATCGTTCGACGCGAGGGAATTGAGTGTCGGAAGATTGCGTGCCACTGGCCCTGCCAGTGCTCCCACGAGCGTCGTCAGATCCGACCTCTCCCACCAAGTCAGCCCGTCAGATCCCAGTACCTCCGACAATCCGAGACTCGGTCTCGTCGGCTACAACTGTGCGAGCGGCCTCGGCACACTCAATCGACAGATCGCCACCTATCTGCCGATCACATCCTGGCTAGTCAAGCCTCATCGGCACTTGCCGACTCTCCAGCCAGTGAACGATCACACTCGATTGATTGTGTCGCGGACCGGCGAAGGCCCGGTCCGTGAGTTCCTTAATTCAGTCGACTGTGTGATCTTCTGCGAAACGCCCTACTATCAATCGTTGGTTCGCGTTGCCCGCGAAATGGGCAAGCACACCTTCTGCGTGCCGATGCAGGAGTGGCTGCCTCCGGAAGGCAAGGGCTGGCCTGAGCAGGTAGATCTGTTCTTGTGTCCGACCCAGCACTGCTACGATCAATTCAGCAAACTTCTGCCGTGCGTCTATTGGCCCTGCCCGATCGACACGCGGCTGTTTCCATTTCAGCAACGACACATCTGCCGACGATTTCTCTTCCTGAACGGCAGCGGCGGCTTGCACGATCGAAAAGGCTCCGAGGTGGTCAAGGCCGCGCTAAAACTTTGGCCAGAAATGCCGCTGACCGTGCGGAGCCAAGCAACCACCAGCTGGCCCGCTGGCGTGGACGTGCTGCCTCCGGCCACGGATCACTCGCTGCTATATTCAGTCGGCGACGTGCTCATCTCCCCACATCGATGCGACGGCATTGGCCTCGAGCCGCTCGAGGCAGCCGCCGCCGGCATGCCCGCGATCCTGACCGACGGGCAGCCCTGGAACGAGTTCCCCTCGTTGGCAAAAGTCAAAGCAGCCGTCAAACAACGAATGGTCAATCGACTCGTGGACTGGTACGAGCCGGATGCCGAGAGCCTGATGGATGCGTGCCAGGCGATTGTCAATTCACCGATCGCCGAACAGAGTCTGTCCGCGAGGCAGTGGGCAACGTCCCGCAGTTGGGAAGCGGCTGTCGGTCCAACACTAGACATCATATTCGGGTGAACGCCATGAGCGAAT